ATAATCTCTCGTACCGTCGCAACCTGTAAAATCTATTGACGCTTGGTTAGTAATATCACTAGTAGCAATTTTAAGCATATCATCTCCCCAACCGTCTAATTGGTCAAGGTTTTTTAAATGTATAATGTCGTCAGTATTTAATATACCTTTATTACCAGTTCTCTTATTTTGAGTTGGTATAGTACCTACGAAACCATAAGTCATATTTTTACTCCTAAGTAATTTCTAAAACTGAGGCTAATCCCTCTAAATAACCACTTGCTTGTGTACCAGTTAATCTAACTTTATCGCCATTCTCTAAAAATATTTTAGAGGCACCTGCTAATTCTACCGAAGTATCAGCAGGTACGTCCATTTCATAAGAAATATGAGCAATTTTTGTATTAGAACTGTTTGTAATCTTTGCAGTTATTTGGTCAGCTGAACTACCATTCACATTTGTAATTCGCAAACTTACAAGTACTGCAATACCACCACTTGTATTACTGTAAATGTCAGTCTCCGAGTTTGTTACATCTAACCCGTGATTAGTATATGTTTCTGCCATTTCTCTCCTATCCTAAAGCAATAATTAATCCAACACTAGCACCAGTTGGTATTAGATTGGTTATTCCTTCTACGGTTATTTTTTTAATATTATTACTGTCATCTGCGTCAGCAATTATTAATTCATCATTAGTAGTAGCAGTAACACTTGATTGTCCATTTATATCTAATGCTAAAGATACTGCACCCGATACTCCACCACCAGTTAAACCTGCACCTGCCGTGACACCAGTTATATCTCCTTCTCCAATAAAATTGACCCAAGCTGAGCCGTCATAAAATTGTAAAGTATTTGTGTCAGCAAGCATACAAAACATTGATTCTTCGGGACTTGTCACTTGTGAATCTCTAGCAGACGAATCAGCAAAACGCATTATTACCTGTTCTTGTAGGTATGAGTTAAAATCAGAAGCGTTTACTAAGTCTCCTGTTGTCCAAACTTTAAAGCCTGCCATTTATAAATTCTCCTTTTTACTAAGCATAAACTAATCTTGTACCTTCTCCAAGTTTTGCTTGTCCTAATACCCAAGCTGAGCTTCCTGCTGGACTTAATGTCGCAGTCCAATCCCAACTTTGATTACTAGCGTTTACAGTATGCGTTATTGATTCTATCCAAAGTTCATCAGTAAAGCTACTACCGTCAACATTAACTATCTTAACAGAAATTCTATCTCCGAACTCACGTCCTAAAACTTGTTCCCAAAGAGAAGTATTCTCTCTAGGGTTAACAGATAAGGTATCTATCCTTAAAATTGGTAAGGAAGTCTCAGCAATCTTCTGCTCAATAATTGATAAAACATCAGAATCATTAATGTTAATTGTTGTTTTTGTACTCTCTTTAGGTCTGTATCTCAGTACAGAATTAGCGTCAGCTTTGTATTGTGTCGTTCCACCACTTCTCTGCCACTCATAAACATTGATAATCTCGTTATCATCAAAGGAAGTAGAGACATTTGTGTATGGTAAATTACTACCGTCATTACTAAATATACCCTGAACATTAACTGCTTTCGTATTAGAGAGTTTGTAATCTCTATTTCTAAACGTTGCTTTACCGTCTTTAGAAATAAAGAATTGTCCATTCTCTGCTACTTCACATTCTCTCAATCCTGTAAGAACATTTGTTGATATTGGTTGCACAATAACTTGTTTTGTACCAGTAAGAACATCTCGTCTGTTACTTGGAAAACCAATAGAGTCTAAGATTCTTGTAACTCTTGCAGAAGATAATTCCTGCGTGTCATCATAAATTAATCTTGTGGAATTTCCTAACTCTGAGAAACCTGCTTGACCTAAACGCCAACCAATACCGTCTAACTGAGCAGACTGAAATATCTTGAATGCGTCAGCACAAGTGAAGGTAACAATAGAGTCTGCACCTTCTGAGATAAACTTTACAGGAATAGATTGTAAGAAACCTTCATAAATAACATAGGTTGTTGAATCATAGGTAGCAGAAATACGCACTCTTTTAAGAGGTTGTATCTTTGTCCTTGCATTAGCTGAGTCATAGTAAGGACTAGAAGTGTTGTTCGGATTAAATCTATTGTCAGCGTTTGATACTGAAAAGCTCATTGTACCTGCAACAAACTCTCCAATCTCGTTTGCTCGTCCTCGTCTAGTTGTAAAAGCTCTAAGGTACGTTGTTATATCTGTATAAGATTGTGACTCATCAAACGGCTCTGAATCAAAAGCAACTTGTAAAGTTAAGGAAACATTGGAATCAAAATTGGCACTCATTATAAAGCCACATTAATACCTTTACGTTGTGCTTGTTTTAGAGCTTCGGCTACGGCTAACTGTACATCTTCTGATGTACCTAGTAAGTTACCAGTATTGACTGTAATAATAGTACCACCTGCACTTGTTCCAACTCTACCACCAGTTGACTCTGCAAACCTATCAACAAATTGTTCTCCTGCTTGTCCTAAGCTACCAAATTTTTTGGTTGGTGCAGGTGTTGTTGGTGCAAAATCTTCTTCTGCAACTGCTTCGACTATATCATCTATAACTTTATTCTCTGTTGGTGGAGTAGCAGGTGGTGGAGTTCCACCATTAGTTAACCTTCTAGCGTCTGTAATCATTTTCATAAAGCCGTTGTATAGATTACTAAAAGTACCGAGACCTAGTTTCTCCATTTGTTCTATTGCGACTGTAAAAGAAGATAATGCTTTTTGGTCAGCGATAGCTTCGTCTAGTTCCATTTTTGCTAATGCTATTTCCATTAAGTTCTCAGGTGTTTGTGCAGTAGCTTCGTTTAATTCTTTTTGTGCTTCTGCAAGGTCAGTAGTTGCTTTTTCAAGTTCTACCTCTGCTCTTGTGACATCTTCTAACGCTCTATCTAAACTTCTTTGGGCTTGTATTTCGTCATTGGTCGCACTCTCACTAGCAATTCTTATTTCAGTAAGTTTTTGTTTTGCGACTGCTAGTTGAAGTTCTTGTAACTTACTACGTTCTTGTTGTTCTTCTAATCGCTCAACGGCAACTCTTTGACTCTCGATAGCTAATTCTTCTTCTAATGTTACTTGTTTAGATAGAATCTTTTGTTTTTCTAACTCTGCCTCAGCTTTTGAAACTTCATCTATTGCTTTTTGTAAGTTTTCGTCAGCTTTAATTTTTTTCTTTGCTTCTCTATTTCGTGCAGTTTCTAAATCAATTTCTCTTTGTTTTATATCATTTAGTTTTTGTGTTGCACTTAGTATTCTGCTGAGTATTGGAATAGCTTTACTTTGTCGTTCTTCGTTAAGTTTCTTTTCTTCGTCTGTAAGTTCTTCTACTGAGTCTGCTAAGTCTTTGTTGTTATCAATTTGACGTTGTGATAGTTCGTCAAGTCCGTGCATACCTTGTGCTAAGTCTCTGTTAATTTTATCTTGGAACTCTTGTTTTTCATTAGCTATTTGTACTGTTCGTGCATATTCTTGGTAAGTTTGAGCAGTTTTTTTATTTTGTTCTTCTATTTGTCTTTGTTTAGCTTCTACTCCAGTAAGACCAAATCCATAAATTTCTAATTTATCTCCTGATTTTTCGAGTTCTCTGTTTGTTTCTTTAACTTGTTTAATAAAATCTGTAAATCCTTGAACACCTGCTGAGATTTCTTCTACCAAGTCTATGACGAATGGCGTTACGGAAGCACCAATCTCTGACCCAAGCTCGCTAAATGATTGTCTCATTATGTCGGTCTTAGCGTTGAGAGACCCCATTTGCTTGTCAGCAACTTCTTCGGTCATTCCACCTGCGTCCTCTAAAGCCTTTTGATAATTTCTAATTTCATTACCTGCACCTGACAAGATTTTAACTGCGTCAGCTACACCACGATTCAAACCTAACTGGTCTAATGTACTTGCCTTAAGTTCATCAGACATTGGAGATAATACTGAGTCTAAGTTTTCTACTAAGTCTGCAACGTTGAGTAAGTTGCCTTCTGAGTCAAACATTTGGAGATTAAGTTTCTTAAACTCCTCACTATTTTTTGCAGTAGCTCTAGGAATATCTCTTAGTAACTGGTTTAACTTTTCGCCTGCTTCTGCACCTTTAACACCTCTATCTGCAAATGCTGATAAGACTGCTACACCTTCTTCAATACCTTTGTTAGCAACCTTAAGAGAAGCACCTGCCTTGTTTGTGAGAGCTTCTGAGAACTGTTGTACAGAAGCGTTAGCTAAAGTGTTAGCTTTTACTAATACATCTGTAACTCTTGTTAGGTTTTCTAAGTTTTGTTGAGCGTCATCTACTGTTAATCCTAATGCTGATTGTGAGTCAGTTGCTAAGTCAGTAGCAAGAGCCATATCGAACATACCTGCTTGAGCAAATTTTGCAACCTGTGGTAATGCACTTATAGATTGTTGAGCGTCTAAACCTGCTGACGCTAAGAAAAAATATGCTTCGGCAGATTGTTCAGCAGAAATTCTTGTTGTTCTTGATAGAGCCATAGCTTGAGACTCCATAGCTCTTTGTTCTTCAAGAGTTGTGTCCATAATTGCAAGAGACTGAGTCATCTTGTCGTTGAACTTTGCGTATTCTTGTACTGCCGAAGATAGTCCTTTGACTAAAGCAACACCTACGGCAATAGCTACTGTGCCTGCAACTTTACCAAACTTATCAAACTTCCCTGCTGATTTATCAGTCTTATTACCCAATGTATTCATTTGGGCTTGAGCTTTTGTGAATCCTTCTAGGACGAGTTTTATTAGGATATTTGAACTACCCATTATCTTTGTTTCCTTTTCTTAGCTTCTGCTTCTGCCATAGCTCGTTGTTTGTTCCTCTCTTGTTGTTCTACATAGTAGTATGTAGCCCATTGAGAATACTCCAATGATGACATTTTAGTCCTTAGTTCGCCAACTGTCATTCTTAAGTCGCGAGCTAATCTAAATTGGAAGGCTAAGTCAGGGTTAGCTTTTGAAATCTTCGGCTAATACCGATTCAATCTCACTTCCCACACCGTTAAGTGTATTGAGTTCTGCAAATATTAAATCTATAACTGTTGCGTCTTTTTCATAGAGCGTATCTATTGCTTCATCAGTTAATACAGGGTCTACAACACTCTCTTTAAGAAGTGCTTTTTGATAATCAAAAGCGTCTGTTTGTTCGCCATTGATTAATCGACCTAATTCGATTTGCATTTTTTTAGATATGCCTTTTACTTTGATAGAGACATTCCATTGTGGAATATCAATAGTCTTAGTTGGCACATCAGGTAATGACTTGATGTCATCTAAGTTTAAAATTTTAGCCATACGTCTAGCTCTCCTTTTACTTATTAATGTGTTGCTCTTGTGATTGCACCTGAAACTTGCATATCGGCAGAATATCCTACGACATCTCCTACTGGGCTAGATATAGCATAAGAAGTCAAAATTGCTTCTCCTGTATATTTAACTGCACCTGCACCTGTTCCCTCAGGACTATATTCAAAAGATAGAGTTGCTGATTGTCCAACAACTGCACCAAATATAGCGTCAGCAGTACTATCCCAAAGACCTGACAATCCAATTGTCGCGTCTTTTAGACCTGCGATATATGTTTTATTATCTGCACCTAGTGTTGTAGTTTCAGATACATCTGATGTTTCAGGAAAATCAACATTGTTAACATAGCTTGAGATGTCAGTTAATGCCCCACCTGAGTTATCAAGTTTGAAAACTGAATCTTTACCGTGTACAAATGCCATATATTCTCCTTTTAATTATTTCTTCCAAATCCAACTATAACATTGAAACTTGGGTTTGTTCCACTAACAGTATAAACGACTTTTAAGTATCGATTTACTGTTGTGCCACTTGCTACTTCTTTAACTTCTGCACCTGCTGATGTTAAAGCAGTAAAAGTTACAAGGTCTGCGTAGGTTGAATCGTCTGCTGAGTGTGTAATCTTAGCAGTCAACGTAGGCGTACTTGTTCCTGATACTGATGTTGCAATTATAAAAGCACCACCACCATTGGCAGTAGAGCTTGTATTATCTCTAGCAGTTCCGTTACCTGTTGCAGTAACAGTAGCGTTTTCTAAAACGCTTCCACTAAAAAATCCACTTGCTTGTAAGTCAAAGGTAACTGCAACAACATCTCCAACAGGACTTGAAATCCCATAGTTAGTTGTTACACCTTTGCCGAACATACAATCATCTGTTGCGTCAACACCGTCAAATCCTATTAGTGCTACTTTATCATTAGCACCGACTAAACCTTGAATAATGTTATCAGCAGTAGCGTCAAAAAATCCTGAGAAGGAAACTGTTGCGTCTTTTTCTCCTGCAACGTATGTTTTGTTAGAGCTACCAAAAGTGGTTGTCTCTCCAACATCAACTGTTCTACTTGGGTCAGCAGAATTTAAATAAGAACTCAAATCTGTTGAGTCCATAAAAACTTTTGTATCTTTACCGTGTATAAAAGCCATTTACTTTTTACCTGTCCTTCTTGTACTACGTCTTGTTCTTGACGGCTTACTGCCACCAGTTCCATATTTTGACATATCTCTCCTTATCTTAGCCTTACTTTTTTAATTTCCAAGCCAAAGAAATCTCTGCTGAAACTCTGCGTGTTATTTTCCTACGCTCTTTTCTTGTGTTCTTTTCAGCTATAAGTAAGAATGGAACTAAGGGAGTTCCTCTCTCGTTAATGGAGTTTACCACAGAATAAGGGTTGACATCTGTTTTTCGACTAGCCCATTCCTCTATTGGTTGTATTGGTGGATAGTGTGGTTTAGTTCTCCAGTTAGCACCACCCCAGTTTTTTCTGTTCTTCTTTGGTGGCAATCTATAACCATTAGGAAGTCTTTTAAAGTTTCCGTGTACAAAAGCTGAATGTGGTGCAGTCGCTTCTACCTTGACTGATGTAGGCAACCTTCCTCGCATAGCAACATTCTTAGCCTTGATAGATTTCTGTAACTTACCAGTATCAACAGGTACGACCTTCTTAGCTTCTTCAACAATAGCTTCTGAGTGTTCATTCATAAGATGACGCAAAGGTATAAGAGTGAAACCTGCGTTTTGTAATTTACGTTTAATCTGAGTCATTCCATTTATTTGGAAATTGTTTTTAGTTGCCATAAAGACATACTAACAAAGATTGTTTAGAACTTCTCCAAACAATCTTGGCAAACAACAAAGGTTTGGTTTGTTGCTTCAAAGTCTGTATTTAAAAGACTATCAGGGTGTTTGGCACTAGCACCTGTGTTGAAATCACATTCTGACCTATCTTTAAAAGTAAGCATTCCGTCAGGCATTACATACTCGTCATATTCTTCTTGAATACAAACTGTTACTTCTTCGTAGCCATCTTCCCAAATTACATTACGACCTTGTGCTTTTGCTTTTTCTAAAGTCTTTATTAATTCATTCATAAGAATATATTATATAATCTTTGATTATAATGCAAGTATTTAATCAGAAATCCATAGAAAAAAGCTCAATGTTTATAGGCTTTTATAAATTATTTAAAAATAATTATAGAATTGTGCCACTTAAAGTGACTTTTTTGTGTCCTTTGAGTATGGTTTGGACATCAGGGTCAAGACGTGAAAAGAGTTCACTAACGCCTGTATTTATATCTCCATAGGTATTGAAGGGAGTATCTTTTCTCTTAAAGTATCTAAGAGCTTGTATTAATGTTGCAGTCTTTATATCTTCGGGTACTGCTGAATAACCCCACTTCGCAGTAATTTCTATATTGTTTTTTATGCTTGGGTCAAATCTCTCTGAGCTTCTTGTATCAAGAATTGTAATCTTGTTGTAAGGCTCGTAGTATGTTGTGCCACCAGTAATCTTTATGACTCTAGGATTGGTTGGCTCGACAATGTAGTCAGTATTTAAAATTAATGTAGTTTCAAAAGTTCCGTCATCATTATCATCTAGCTTTACTATCAAGCCAGTTGTTGTAGAGATGTCAGGTGTATCAAGATAGATAGAGCTTTTAGGTGTAAAAGTTTTTACAACAACACTCTCATCTTGCGAGAATTTCCTACCACAAATTGAATCAATTAATCTACAAGCAGAATCAATAGCAGTATCTATATTATTATCTTGTGCCGTACCTGTTAATCCAATATATGCTTTTAAATCATCTTTGTCGACATACTGAGTATGAGCCATTTAAGACCTACTTAGCTTTATTTTCTTTAGGTGCTTTTGCTTTGGTTGTAACAAATTTAAGAGCTTTATAATCTGCGTCACTCATCTCTTGACCTGCACGACCCATTAGTTTTCCTTTATTCCAACCTTTAGGAAGTCCGTCATTTGATTCGGCACATTCGCCTTTTTCATTACACCAAATATCTTTTTTTAATATCATAATTTCCTTTTTGCTTAATGTCCCACTCTCATAAGATGAATGGGACATCAAAGCCATTTTATCTAATTTCTTAGAAGTTTGTGATTGAACAGAACGCAGTAGCTCTATAAATAGGCATACCGAGTCTTACTGTTGCCTTCATAACGACAATGTCTTTTACGAAGTTCTCATCGTGTGAATCAGACATAGCAACTTCCATACCTTGTCTTGCGACAATGTGAATTGCTTGTCCACCACCGAATACACCAACAATAACTGTTCCTGCACCTGCTTCTGTTGATAATACAACAGGAAGTCCCCAAAGGGTAGGTGCAACGCCACCACCGAATTGTCCTGCACCAACAAATAGAGGGTTTAAGCTACCACTTGTTGTAACTGCATTGACTTCGGTAACGAGTTGATACCAGTCGGAAGGGTGCATAATAATTGCGTCAGGTGTTAAGAAGCTATCTTTCTGAATTTCAGTAATTGCTTCATAAACTTGACCAATTCTTTTTAGGTTTCCTGAGAAACTTGAGAAATCAAAAGTGTTGATTCCTGATTTATTCAAGATACCTGTTAGGTTAGCACCTGAGCCTGAGCCACCGACCATTTGGTCTGAGACGGCTAGTCTAACCATTGTTTGTAATCTTGAATCAAGATAACCTTGTACTGCTGAAACGTCAGCTAACAATTCTTCTGTTACAGGAAGGAAAGCACCAATCTTACGAATGTTCTCTGTTCTTTCTGTAAAAGCTAATGCGTTTTCGCCTAAAGCTGAGCCTTCGGCAGTTGCAGTAGCATTGTTAGTGAATGTTGTTTCTTCCAAATACTTGTATTGATAGTTATCAGTTGTGATTGTATCAATAAGGTCAGGTATTTGTAATGGGTCAAGTGTAGCAGTAGGTACTACTAAGTCTGACCTTGTAACAGCAGGTGGGTAACCTGATTCTGTTAAAGTAGTTTTTAATTCTACTTGTGGATTCCACTTAAGTTCGGAGTTAATGTTCTTTTGTCCATTTTCCATAAAACTTTTGTAAGCATTAGAGTCCATAAATTGACCACCAAGAGATTTTCTTACTTCTTTTGGCTCGTCATTGTGGATTGGCATTGATTTAACTTCTTTGCCTTTTTCTAATGCGTCCTCAAGTCTTGCTTCTTGAACTTCAAGAGCGTTTAACTCGTTTACTTTTTCATTAAGTTTTTCAATCTCGATATTTCTATCTTCGATAGCTTGTTTTTTCTCAACAGAAATTTCTGAGCCACTTTCAAAAGTGTCCTTCATTTCTTTGATAGCACCAAACTGTGTTTCTCTTAATGCGTGGAGTTCCTGATTGAGTTCTGTTAATTTACTCATTCCTTTTCTCCTTCAATAGTTATGCCTTGACTTTGTGCCAAGACTTCTTGAGTTGTTAACCATAGTTTGTCTAATTCATCAGAAGGTTGCTTTGCTTCTTCTTGTTCTGCACTTAGTCCAAGAATTGAGTCTAAATCGTTATAGACTTCTTGGATTCGGTCTTGAATCTGCATAAGTGAATCTTGAGCAGACTTGGATAACATTTTGCCTTTTTCTAAGCGTAAAGAAGTAAGTTCTTTTGCTCTATCAATGAAACTGTCGATTGTGTTAAGCACACTCTTGGCTTCATCTGTGAATCTAAGACCCGATTCAACATTTTTTACATCTTGTTCTTTTTGTTCTTTGACTGATAGCGTATGAGTTAATTGATTCGCACCAACAAGAACTGGAGAAACTTCATAAACAGTTGCAGATTTTATGTACCTAACGTTTGTAGATTGTCCGTCTTTTGTAAACTGACCTTCCTCAGCGTCATCTACTTGGAATCCGAATGACCATTGTTGTAAGTCTCCCATAGCTTTGACAAGTTTATATGCTTCTTGTCCTGCTTCTGTATCTAAGAAAAATTCTCCTTTAGCTACTGCTTTTTCTTCGTCTTGTGAAATAGTAGCTTTACCTATTGGCGACTCCCATTTGTGAGACCAAACCATTGGTACTTCTTTACTCTCTCCCCAAGCTGATTTTAATGAGTTGGGTACAACAACATCTCCGTCTGAATCGACTGTATTAAATACTGAGAATACTGCTTCTACTTTTCCTTCGGCTTCTGTATCTAAAGCAAAACTTACCGACTTAAATTCTTTGTCCATTATTCTTCTTCCTTTTCTATCCACGCTTCGTTTTTTTCTGTGGAAGGGTCGTCTGCGATAAAGTGTCCTTTATCATCTCTTGCTCTTACTTTAGTAGATTCTGCTAACTTTTTTTCTTTATATGCCTTATCTATCTTGATAAGCATACCTTGTTCGACAAGCCACTTAATACTTTTTTGTGGCACTTTTTTATTATCGATAATTTCTCCTTGAGCAAAATATTTATCTCCGACTGTTATGCCATTTACAACTTCATACATTATGTTATTATCTCCACGCTAAATTCTACGCCTAAGTAATCAATACTGTTTATAGTATATACACCATAATTACTTGCTTCAACAACTCTAGCAGAAGAAACCACACCACCAAGTGTTGAGTCTCCTTCTACTGCTTGTTTTATACTTGAGCTTCCACTTCCTGCAAGAAATTCATCAAGAGAATCTTGCGATAATTCTGCGTCAACTCTTGAAACATAAAGATAAAGAGGTATTTCGTATGAGTCTGAGCCACGAGACATTGTAGAATCATAATCTACTGAACTCATTACTCCAACTACGGCAGTTGGTGGCTCTATTGAATCAGGAACATAGGAATAAACACTTAGTCCTGAAATTGTTGCAAGTCTCGTTGAGAGACCCGACCTTATGCTTGATAAACTTGCCATAGGTTTACTATAACAAAAAAGCCACCAATGTAGGTGGCTTAATTGCTTTTGTTAGATTTTACTTACAACAACCCATAAATTCTATTTTTATATTTTCATAACTCATTGGGTGGTAGTCATAAAGCATATCGTGTAGTTCTTTTTTTTCTGTAACTTTTAAATTATTATCAAGTTTTGGATTTAAAAATTCTACATAATTTCCAAATATGTAACCACTTTCTAAACCACCACTTCTTGATTTTAATGGGTTATTTAAATCTCTACAATTTTCCTTATGCACAGTAACAGTAAAATTACCGTGTAGTAATACTCCTAGTTTCATTTTGTTCTCCTTGTTTGTTTCATTCATAATCAAAGATTACTACAAATAAAAAGTAATGCAACTCTTTTTAGTGATTTTCACTATTAATGCAGATAGCAGTAGCTTCGGAGTTTAGATGAATGAATGAAACAAAGCTACTGCTTCATTATCTGCTTTATAACTAGGTACAGGGAATGAAACCTAGCTACAATTTTATATTAACACTAAATGTCTCCTCTGTTACAGTCGTAACAAAGTTCAGACCTTCCGTCTAGTAAAGTTACTTTATCGCACTCTTTACAAGTATTGTTTTCTTTTACTTGGCTCATTGTTCTCCAAACAAGTCATCAAAACATTTAGGGTGCGAGCCTGAGATGATTTGTTCCCAACCTGATTTATCTAGGTAAGGAAAATACTCTTTGACTTCTTTTCTTGGTAAGTCCCACATATAGTTATGCCAGTCTTTTCTAATAACATCAACCGTACCTTCTTCGCCACACATATAGCAGGGAGAAGTAGGCACAGTAACAATATCGTCAAGAACATCTCTGCTCATAAATTTATAGTTACTCATTAAGAGTTGTGCATTTTGGATTGTGATATGTCCTGCACAGTTCTTTTCTTTTGGGCAGTTGCAATTAATTATCATTTTTGTTCTCTCTCCTCTAGTTGAATCTGTAACTTGCGTATCATCAGCAACTTGCTCACTTCTTCCAGTTGGTTGACGTGGTCAAGATGATTGATGAGTTGTTTTATATTTTCAAAGATTGTCATTTTAAAATTACATCTTCCTTCTCAAACTCTGCTTTACAATGTATGCACTCAAGAGCAGACCACATCAAGTGAGTGACCTCAAGCTCAAGACTACAATCAGGACAATCAAATTTAAAGGTTGTTCGCTTTCTATAAATCATTACAGACTCATTTTCCCATTAGGTCTATTTAATAATTTCTGTTCCATAATCTTATCCCATACTTCTCTGTCGTGTCCGTACATTGTCTTGAATGGCATATTCCTAGATTTTATATCTGCTTTTCTACTATGGTAACTATGCCTAACAAACGTCATTGGTGTTTCTTCTATGTTTTCTAATCTCTTAGCCATATCTCTTTTGACTTTTTGAGACATATCTTCTTTGTTAGTTCTTCTTCTTGCATTTTTTAACCTCTGCTTTGCTCTTGACTTGTCGTTAGTCCAATACACAACAGTCGTGGTCGAAATATTATAACTATCTGCTATTTCTTTTACTTTAAATCCCAACTTTCTTAACTCTCTCATATCAAGAATATCTTGCTGAGTAACTTTGTACCTGTAATCAGTCATACCATTAATCTTCATTCTTCTTCTCCCTCTGATTCTATTGTACGGACTTCAAACTGTCCTACAAGAATCTTTTTCTCAACGTCCTTCCACTTGTCGAATCCTAGCTTGATATTTTTATCAAACAGGTTGGAATACATTTGTTGAGCTTTTGCTTCCGTATCAGCTTCTACTTCGAAGTCAACTTGGAATGATTCACTAAATTTATATATAGCCATTATTTCTCCCTTGTTTAAAACATACTTGGAAATTCAACGTTGTGTTGCATTTCTTGTATTTCTTCTAATTGGT